ATCCCCAGTGCCAGTTTGGTCCAGCAATCCCAGATATTTGTGAACATGGATACCAGTGCCACCAATTGTATACATTTCATGTATTCGGCGGTCCATGAACTTAAAATCTAATGTATGAGCACCGTCTTTCCAGAGAGATAGTCGTGGCATGTGGTAATCCTTGTTATGTAGTATTTATTGAATTTCCAGATAAGAAAAAAGGAGGATTATTTTCTATAGGAATGGTTGACTATCTGGGTAGCCGTGCTATTATGAAGCATAAGTTGGAAATGAGGAGCAAGAACGTGGAAACGAACTATCTGGCACCGGTTTACACTGTTACGTTTGCGGGCCGCATGAGCGCCTGTAAGTCCTGGATCGAACGGCACGGCATTGGGGAGATTTACCCCGATTATGACGGCTGCTGGCAGGTCCGGGTTTACCTGTCCTAAAACGGTTGACAATGCGTAATTTAGCATATAGTATTGTGGAAACTTACAGGTACGTCATGCCCCGTTTGGGATGGGCTCTGTTTTTCTCAACACTAATTGTATTGGCAATGAGCTAAGTATGGTTAAGATAGTAGATATTAAAACTCGAAAAGAAATCCCCATTACTGAATTTCAGCGTGAATGGGTTGAGACCGTAGCTAACGAATCGGTTGACAATCTAGATATTGCTGATATAATGGGATTAATCGAAGGTATGGAGGCCTACCATGGCAATGAAGACTCGCAAGCGTAAAATTGTTACCCGTACCCGTAAGACTGGGGCGGCTGCTATAAACCCTGACCGTGGATACTCAGTATTCCTCAGGAATTTCCATATGGAAGTGGAGCGCAAGGATAGCTCGGCCATTGTTAAAGGACATGTGCGTAAGGCTTACGATAAAGCAACTGCCGCGGCAATTCTTAAGAACCCTGAATATATGTGGAATACACAGCCTATCGCTGCCTGGTGCTACTGGACCAGCATGTATGCTGATAAGCCCTTTGCTAAGGGAGATTTTGGTCCATGCGCCGGCGCCCTCAATGACGAGGATGCCTATAACAAGAGCACAGAATACAACAAAAATAAATTCGCAGAGCTTGCCAAGACTGGCAAGTTAATCGTACGAGAAGAAAAGAAAGAAGAAAAGAAGAAAGCTACCGTGTACACTCCTAGTATCCAGGAGCGTATGCGTGAGCAGCTTAGTGACATCATTGGTCAGTTTGAAGTATGGCTGGATGAACAGCCCAGTAAAGAACTGCCTAAGGTGTTTGAATGGCTTAAATCCAACACTGTAGCACAAGCTCATATCAGTAAGATCCGTAGCTACTATGAGCCCATCCAGGCGGAGTTCAAGATGCTTACCAGCAAGAACTGTCCGGAAGACCTGGCAGAAGGGTACAGGCACCTTAGTAAGGCTGATATCAAGCAGTATCTTGCTTGGTTTGATGCGATTTTTGCTGACCTTGATGCGTATGCTAATCTCAAGCGAGCAACACGTAAAACCCGTGTAAAGAAGACTCCCAGCAAGGAGAAGCTGATCAGCAAGCTCAAATACAAGAAAGATGACAGCCGCTTTAAGATTGTTAGCATTGACCCTGCTAAGATCCTGGAAGCTACTGAGCTCTGGGTGTTTAACACTAAGACGCGGAAGCTGGGCAAGTATGTAGCAGAGCCTAACATGACATTAGGTATCAAGGGCACCACCCTACTTTGCTACAGTGAGCATGCTAGCGTACAGAAGACACTCCGTAAGCCCGAAGAGAAGCTCAAGGAGTTTAACAAGGCCGGCAAGGTTGCCCTGCGTAAGTTTCTTGAAGATATCAACGCAGTGGAAACCAAGATGACGGGTCGTCTTAATGCAGATACAGTGATTCTTAAGGCTGTGTAACTAATATGCCATAGTGTGGATTCATATAAATACACTAGCAAAGGATCCACACTATGGCAGTTGATGTTACTACTCTCAGAAAAGATATACAGGACTACATATACCTTCGTTTAGGCGGAGATATGGTAGATGTGGAACTTGATCCAGTACATTATGATATGTGTGTCAATCAAGCCCTGCGTCGTTATCGTCAGAGAGCAGGCAACAGTGTAGAGAGTAGCTATCTATTTCTACCCATTGTTGCTGAACAGCAAGAGTATGTATTACCCAACGAGGTAGAGAGTGTACGGCAGGTATTTCGCCGCAGTGTAGGTAGCGGCAATTCTGATACAGGCACTAACTTTGAACCCTTTGAAGCGGCCTTTGTTAACACTTACCTGCTACAAGCAGGCCGTGTGGGCGGACAAGCCACATACGAAATGTTTTATCAGTACCAGGAACTAAGTGCTAGATTGTTTGGTGGCTTTGTTAACTTTGAGTTTAATCCTGTAACCAAAACCATTACACTGCTTCGTAAGTTTAGTGCTAGTGGCGAGCAGGTTATTCTCTGGGTTTACAATGTGAGACCTGATGTTACACTGCTACAGGACAGACACGCCCAGCCTTGGATACAGGATTATGCTCTAGCACTAGCCAAGTTTACACTAGGCGAAGCTCGTAGCAAGTTCGCTACAATAGCTGGCCCACAGGGCGGGTCAACCCTTAATGGCGATTCCCTAAAGGCAGAAGGAACGAACGAGATGCAGGTTCTAGACGAAGAACTTAAAAACTACGTAGACGGCAGTGATCCACTCAGCTTTATTATTGGCTAACACACATAAACTTGTTATAATATAAACATGATTGTAGGATTAGTAGGACTTATTGGTTCAGGCAAAGGCACTATGGGTGATATGCTTATCTCAGAGGGCTTTAAGCATGAGAGTTTCGCAGCACCTCTTAAAGATGCTGCTGCTAGCATATTTTATTGGAATAGAGATTCGCTAGAGGGTGACACGCCTGAAAGCAGAGCCTGGCGTGAACGAGTAGATCCTTGGTGGAGTGAGCATTTGGGCATACCCAACTTTACGCCTAGGTTAGCACTACAACTATTAGGAACAGAAGTATTCCGTAATCATTTTCATCAGGACATCTGGATCCTGAGCATGGAAGCACGATTACGAGAAGAAAAAAACAACGTTGTAGTAACTGATGCTAGGTTTCCTAACGAAATAGCAATGGTGCGCAGAGCAGGTGGCGTTATTGTTAGGGTGAAACGGGGAGACGATCCTGAATGGTTTGACTTAGCAAAAATAAATCCCGGGGCCATGACAGAAGTTTATCCGGATATCCATGCTAGCGAATACAGTTGGTGTAGCGTAACACCTAATTATGTCATTCGTAATGATGGCACGGTAGAGGAATTGGAACGAGTAGTTAAAGATCTTCTAGAAGATCTCCATGTTGCCAGCCAGTGACACTCAGTTCATAGTTACAGTTCAAGCATACAGTTTTTAAGTTTTTTGCGTTTACATGCTGACTGTTTCTGTCTATCTGAAACACTGTCAGTTGCTCTAGCATTGCTGGCTTAAAGTCGCAACGCTCGCAATTGCTTTTCTTCCTGTAGCCCGCCAAATACCATCTAGGTGTTTTATGCGGTTGTTCTTTTTTTATTTTTTTACTACAGTTGTCACATTGTTTCCTATAGTAGGTTTTGTCATTGCGCTTGTAATTTACAGCCGCCGGGTTAAAATTACATATGTTACATACTGGTCTCATAGAGTATTTATTTGATGAACCTTTAAAGGTTGCATTGTTACAAGCCCTTTTCTAACAACCTAGGATAAATACTATAACAAATTCTTTATAAAGAAAAGGAAATTGACATGGCATTAGTTTCACCAGGTGTAGAAGTTACAGTAATTGATGAGAGCCAATATGTTCCAGCAATTACTGGAACAGTAGCATCTATTATCGTAGCAACTGCACAAGATAAAATAAGCGGATCAGGCTCAGGCACTGCCGCCGGAACAACAGCAGCAAATGCTGGTAAGACATATTTAATTGGAAGTCAGAGAGAACTAACAAATACATTTGGTAATCCAAGCTTCTATCAGACAGCAGCAGGCACACCAATCCACGGTTATGAAATTAACGAGTACGGATTGATGGCAGCATACAGCCTACTCGGTGTAAGCAATAGAGTTTACGTAACTCGTGCAGACATTGATCTAGCTGAACTAGCAGCAAGTGCAAGCCGTCCTACAGGAAATCCAACAAACAACACAGTTTGGATGGATACTGGTGTTGATACACGCTGGGGTATTTTTGAATGGAATCGCAGCACAGGCGCGTTTGCAAATAAGGTCCCAACTGTTATTACAAGCACAAATGATTTAACAGGCGGCGTTCCAAAAGCTTCAATTGGTGCTATTGGTGACTACGCAGTTGTAGCTACAAATACAGCAAACCCAACCTACTACAAAAACCGTAGTAATACCTGGGTACTTGTAGGTGGATCTAGTTGGCAGACATCACATGCAACAATCGCTGGTACAGAAGCTAGCCCAACACTAGTAACAAGCCATTCAATTGTTATCAACGGAACAACAGTTAACCTAAGTGGTACAACAGTATCACAGCTTGCTACAGATATTAATGATGAGGCAATCACTGGTGTAACAGCAGCAGTCGTTAACAACAAGATTGAAATTTATGCCACAAGTTCAGCAGCCAGTGATGGTTCCACAACAGATGGCAAAATTATACTAGCAAATGGCAGCGGCACAATCCTAACACTAACAGGTATGACTGCTGGCACATATGCTTGCCCACTAACACAGCAGAGCCCACACTATACAGTTCCAGAATGGAAGAGTACTGATACAGTTTCTCGTCCAACTGGTAGCGTATGGGTTAAGACAACCTCTAGTAATTTGGGCGCACTATTTGATGTAAGCAAGTTTAGCTCAACAGATGGTAGCTTTGTTGGATCAAGTGCTCCACTTTATGAGAATGATCAAACAGCAAATAAGAATTTGGACACCACTGGCGGTAAGGCTATTACTAGTGGTAGTTTCTATGTTCAGTATGACTCAAGTGAAAATGACACAGTAACCTACAAGCTATTCCAACGCTATGCTGCTGGAGTACTAGAAGTAACAGGCACAGTAAACAGTGCTGCACCAATCACAAGTGCAAACACCTTCACAATTAGCGCAAGTGCTGCTAATAGTACAGCAATGTCAACTCCAGTTACAGTAACAACAAGCGGAACCAGTCTTGCTGACCTAGCAGCTGATATTAGCGGCGCAGGTGTAAGCAATGTTAGCGCAAGTGTTACATCAACTGGTTATCTAAAGATTACACACAGCCTAGGTGGTATTATTATTGTAAAAGATACAAGTGGTACACCAATGGCAGATGCTGGTATTAGCACAAGCATTACTACTGGACAAGTTCGTGCAGGTAACAGCAGTGATCTAATCCTAAGTAACTGGGTTGCTCCAACTTATACAGCAAGTGCTTCAGCACCAAGCGCAGATCCAGCTAACAACCGTTACTGGTATCAAAGTGGATTTGAAGCAGATATTATGGTCCATGATGGCAGCAGCTGGAAAGGCTATCAGAACGTAACCAGCGATGCTCGCGGGTTTGATCTAAGCCTAACAGATCCTGAGGGTGTAATTTTTGCAGCAACTGAACCAACACTACAGAGTGATGAGACTAGTCTAGTAGTTGGTGATTTGTGGATTGACACTGGTGATCTTGAAAATTACCCCATGCTCTACCGTTATGAAACAGTTGAAGGCGAAAACACCTGGGTATTAGTTGACAAGACAGACCAAACAACTGAAGATGGCATCTTGTTTGAAGATGCTCGCTTAATGGGTGATACAACAACTGACGTTGTTACAGGTACAATAGCAACTACAAAGAGCTTGCTAACAAGTAACGTAGTTGATATTGATCGTCCAGATCCTGCAATTTATCCACGCGG